AGCAAATTCTAAACCTGGAGGTGTAAATTCAAATATTTGTATTTTCAGGTAATCGTCAGATTTATCTAATTTCGTAAAAGGATATCTCAGTATCTTTGGACCGTCTTTCCCTGATGCTTTGCCAGATGTGCTTGAAGTTTGTTCAGCAGTTTCTGTAGCGGGTTTTGTTGATCCGCTATAATTTTTTCCAAGTCCCTTTTGCCTGGATATTTCTCTTGGGTCTTGTACTGCCATTTATAGCAACTTTTTAGTTATTTAGACGCTTTTTTCCATATGACAATCTTTTAGCATCTTCAAGTTCTTCTCCATTTTCAATATTGTATGTTCCTCCAACAATTTCTGGAAAAGTATACTGTCTGAAACCTGGCCAATGATAATTCAAACCTCTAAATCCCCATGAGAATACTTCAGTAACTGCAACTAAAGGAAATTCATCATATTGAATGTTTGGGGTTTTGGGGGAATATACAAAAGTATAATATTTTCCGACTTCTGGCACTGATTGGGATTCAGCACCCAATGCTTCCATAACGTCTTGCATTGTATCGTCAGGATCTTCTCCGCCGATTTTCTTTCTTACCAGGTTCGATAAGCGACTCATATCCCTAATTCGATTTCTGTAATAACTTTGAATTCCCAACCGCGATCAGCACAATATTCTCTTGCTGCTGCCCATTTCGATTGATTCTTGGCATACTCATATGCTTCTCTAAGATAACCTTTTGTTTGTCTTTGAGGTTTCTTTGGAGGAACCGTTTGCTTCTTTGGTTTGATCTCAATTAGATACTTTTTGATTGTGTTGTTTGACTCCTTAATCTTAATATAGAAGTCTGGAAAGTATCTATGAACTCTTCTATCAACAGGAGAGCGATATGGCACAATAATTTCTTCGCTTCCCCATTCTAAAATGTTTTCATTCAGGTCACAGTATCTCATAAACTTTCTTTCCCAAAGAGACCTGTAAATAATGTTGGTTGGATCTCCTTTGTATTTTTTTGGAAATGATGGTTGATATTTTCCTGAATATGCCATCTAAATAACAATAACGAATCATACTAGGTATTTAGTTTGTCAGCACCACTTCCTAGAAAAATAAGCGATTTCAAAAGAACTCTTACGAATCTTGCACAGACATCTCACTATGAAGTTCGTTTTGGCGCAGCTCCTGGACCATTAGCAAGTTACTTGTCCTCAAGAGGTGTGGACCAGAGATTTATTGGTGGTGATCTAGGACTACTATGTTATAGTGCATCATTGCCCTTTGCTTCAAATGCAACTGTTAACGTAACTGGTAATTTTTCAGGAGTAACTGAAAAGTTTGCTCATACAAGATTATATACTCCTATCAATTTAGAATTTTATGTCGATAAAGATTATAAGGTCATAAAGTTCTTAGAACACTGGATGGAATTTATGAACAGCGGTTCATTTAATCCGCAAAATCCAACATCTAACTCTGGAGGATTTTCGCAAGCAGATCCAAATTACTTTGCGAAGATGCAGTATCCAGACACTTATAAGATGGATCAAACTAAGATTACGAAGTTTGAAAGAGACTATCTTAATAGTATAGAATATACATTTTTTGGGTTATTCCCAAGAGCAGTTTCTCCTGTCAGTGTTGGTTATGATCAATCCAGAAATTTGGTAGCATCTGCTAGTTTCGAATATACTCGTTATGTTTCTGGAAGAATTAATAGTATTGATCAGAAGAGAGGTAGGGATAATAATAAAAATGGAGATTCGGATTATGCTGGCGTTAAACCAGCAGCAAATTTAAAAGAAGCTACTGATGCTAAGATAAAAAAAGAACCCTGGGCAGAGGGTAAAACTAGAAGTGAGTTTGGGACCGTAACATTTGGTGCCGAGACCAAAGATGGTTTCACTGCTGGCGAAAAGACCGATAAATAATTTTACTGATATCATTCTAGGTTATGCCATTACCTGTAATTTCTACACCAACATATGAGTTGGATTTGCCTGTCACTGGTAAGAAAATCAAATATAGACCTTTTCTTGTAAAAGAAGAAAAAATTCTCATCATTGCAATGGAGTCTGAGGATGAGAAGCAGATTGGCAGAGCAGTGAAGGACGTTCTTTCAAACTGCATTCTTACAAGAGGTATTAAGGTCGATAAACTTCCTACTTTTGAGATCGAGTATCTATTCCTGCATGTTAGAGGTAAATCTGTTGGAGAATCTGTTGATCTCTTGATTACTTGCCCTGATGATGAACAAACTCAAGTTCCTATTGGAATTGATTTGGATGAGATCAAGATTGAAATTGATGAAGCACATAGTAGAGATATTGTTCTTGATGATAACTACACAATGAGAATGAAGTATCCATCATTGGATCAGTTCATCAAGTCAAACTTCAATCAAACTGACGTTTCTGTTGATGAAACCTTTGAATTGATTTCTGGATGTATCGAACAAGTTTTCAGTCAAGATGAAGCATGGAGTGCTTCTGATTGCACTAAAAAAGAATTATTTGCTTTCCTAGAACAACTTAATTCAAAGCAGTTCCAGGCAGTTGAAAAGTTTTTCGAAACCATGCCTAGACTTTCGCATTCAGTAAAAGTTAGGAATCCTAACACTGGTGTTGAGAGTGATGTTGTTCTAGAAGGACTTGCATCTTTTTTCGGGTAGCGATGGCTCATGAAACTCTTGAGTCATACTTTAAAACCAATTTCGCCCTCGTGCAGCATCATAAATACTCACTAACAGAGCTGGAAAATATGATCCCCTGGGAGAGAGAAATTTATGTAACTCTCTTAACACAATACATTGAGGAAGAAAATCTTAAGAACGGAATAAGTAATGGCTGAAGATCCTAGAGTCATCGCACAACGAGGAGTAAATCCACTAACAGGTTCTTACCTTTCTAAAAGGGAAAGAATTGCGATGTTTAGGAGTGTAAACGTATCTTCCTCTGCTTTTGGTGGTGGAGGCGGAGGAAGAGGTCTAGTTAGATCTAGTGCTGCTATTGTTCCTCAGACTACTGCCATTGTAAGAAGAAACGAACAAGATATCGGAACTCTATCAGATAGTGTTAGAGTTATTGCAGCAAAGGTACAAGATCTTGGCGGAACTGTAAATACTGTTGCAAATTCTGTAACTAGGAATCAACTACTAGAAGCAGAGAAAGCAAGGCAAGAAAATAAGCAGGAAGAACAACTTGCTAATGAAGCATTAAGAACTGGTAGAGAGGACGAGTTAGAGAAAAAACTACAGTCATCTCTTCTAAAACCAGTACAGGCAATTATATCAAGAGCACAAGGAATATTTGAAAGGATAAAAACTGCTTTAGGATTTCTTCTTGGTGGTTGGTTAACTAAAGCGGGTATTGCTTTATTTGACGCAAGAAGAAAGGGATTAACTAAGAGATTTGAAGAATTAAAGAAAAATCTTAGAAACAGTCTCATACAAATTGGAGCAGTTTTATTAGCAGCAACTCTTGGATTTAGTGTCCTTGGTAGAATTTTGGGTCGATTGGCATTTAAAATTGCTGGTCTATCTGCAAAGATTTTATTATTACCATTCAGAGTACTAAGTAGACTTGGATTAAATCTTCTAAGAAAGTTGCCAGGATTTTCTAGAGCAACAGTAACTGGTACTCAAGGAGCAAGATTGGCAACTACTGCCAGAAATGTAGTAGGAGGTGGTGCCAGAGTAACTACCAGTGGTGGAGCAGTAGTTCAAGGAACTAGAAGAGGACTTGGCGGACTTCTTAGTAGAGGAGGAGGAAGACTTGCTGGAAGAGGATTGAGTAGATTTATCCCAGGACTAAATGTAATTGCAGGTGGTGCATTTGCTTTATCTGATTTTTCTCAGGGAGACATATTGGGAGGACTATTAAATGTTGGTTCTATGATACCTGGATTCGGTACGCCATTCGCAGTAGCTAGACTTGGACTTGAAGTGAAGAGAATGGCGGATGGAGGTAAAGCAGATAATGGAGGTACAAATACTATAAATGTAGATCCTAAAATTGAATCTCTAGCAGAATCTGCTGCAGAAGGAAAGACTACTCTTTCTCCAGAGAGCATTCAACCTACAGCAAAATTCTCAATGGAAGATTTGGGACCTTTGCAAGAGATGCCACCAGAAGCAGTGTTAATTCCGCAACAATCTCAAACACCAGATTCTTCGGAACCAGACTCTTCATCTGGATTTGATACACCTCAAATATCTTCATCAAATACTGATAATTTCTATACCATGTACTCTAAACTGGTATACAACGTAGTAGACTGATATGGCAATCGCATTACTACCACCTAGCAGATCAACATCTACGTCAAGAATGAAGTCCGTTCTTAGCGGGATGAAGACTAGTTTGCAAAAAACTACAACAACTGCTACGAATGTAAGAAGAACCCTTGCTAAGACAACAAGAATAAAGGCAAATGCTATATTCAGAAGTAAACAACTCTTCAATAGAAGAAAAGCAAATAAGAGAAGAAGAGATGCTGAGTCTCAAGTCGAAGCGGCACAGATAAACAACATAACACCAAGTTCTGCCGTAACTTCAGGAATCGCAGCAGGAGGGGGAGGATTTTTTGGTAGATTGATGAAAGCAGTGGGAATTCTCGCTGTTGGTTGGTTGATAAAAGCAGGTCCTATGTTGTATAGGATGGGACTAGAATTTATTCGTAGAGTAAGAAGACTTGGTAGTCTGGCAAAAAGTTGGTTTGATGGATTTATAAAACTTCCTGGAGATCTATTAGGAATAGCAGGGTCATTCATTACAAATCTTGCTACATTTGATTTTAATGATTCTAAAGGAAGATTGGAAAAGTCATTCCAAGAAATGCAAAGTAGTCTTGATCAAATGGGATCTGCCATTGACGAGACAGGGAAACTTTTTTCTACTCCATTGACTGAGACAGTTCCTGAAGGAGGGCAGCAAGAGAGTCAACAACAAACTCAACAAACTCAGCAAAGTCAGGAGCAAACTTCTACAGTTGGTAGAGGTAAACTAACTGCCGATCAAATAGCACAGGTTGCAAGACAGGCAGGTATTCCTGAAGACAAGATTCCAACTATGGTTGCTATTGCTTTAGCAGAATCTGGAGGAAATAGTGAAGCACATAATCCAAAGTACCCAGATAATTCTTATGGATTATGGCAAGTTAATATGCTTGATGAACCAGGATATATGCTTGGTGAGGAAAGAAGAGAAAAATTTGGTTTATCTTCTAATGAAGAGTTGAAAGATCCTCTGACTAATGCTAAAGCAGCTTATGCAATTTTAAAATCTCAAGGATTGGGTGCATGGAGTGTTTATACGTCAGGTGCATATAAAACTTATCTTACAGAAGCAAGGAAGGCAGCAAGACGAAGATCTCCTGCTCCTACTCCTGCCCCTAGAGTTACTAGTTCTAGTATGAGTTTAATTCCTCAAAGGATGAATGAAAGAGGGGGACTTATTCAGGGGGGATCTGGTACAACTGAAATGCAATATGCGACACACTTCCATATTGATTCTAAGAGTGGTGCCAATACTCCAGAAAACCTAGCAGGCATTAGAGAAGTTGCTTTCCATGCAGCAAAGGCAATGCTTGCTAGAGGATCTCATGTACACTTTGGAAGTATCAATCAAACAATACGCAAAGATCCTGGAGATGCAAAACTTAAACAAATAATTGCAGCAGAGCAGCAAGCTCATGGAAGGAGAAGTAGTGCTGCTGTTGATATACAGGAGTTAAATTCTAAAGTCAAGAGAACGTTCCCAGGGCAACCAGGATCTGCAACTAAGTTCCCCTTCAAAGTTGGTGAAGTTTACATGAGGGGTGGTTATGGTAGAGAAGCAGAAATTTTAGGAACAAATGGGATTACAGTTTCTCATGGTGCTGAGGGTTCTATTGCAAGTACTGTTTCTGGAACAGATTTACAGGCATCATTGACACCAACACAAACTAGACAAGTCATTCCTGTAGTTGATACTAGACCTGCGGAAAGTCAAAAAATAGCATCAAGTTCAAAAGGATCTTCAATGATTGCCTCAGTTCCTTTGCCTGAGGGTGATGTGTTAAATAGACTTATGAAGCAAAAATTTATAACTGATCTCGCTTACCTATAATGTCAACTCAAGAGTCTAGAATAAAAGAAGTAACTATAGAGTCTAATGATAAGAAGAGAACTGTAGATTTGACTGGTTCTCTTGTCGAGTTTCAGTACTTTGAAGATGTTTTTTCTCCAACCATAACAGCAAAAATGGTCTTGGTTAATGCTAACCAAACTATTGCTCCAGCAAATGATGACGGAGAAGCAAAGGGTGAGTTGATGAGCGTTTATAATGGTTTACCTCTCAGAGGAGGGGAAAGAGTCAAGATAACAATTGAAGCAAACTCTCAAACAAATAAAGATCTTGAATTTAATGACGAAGACACTTTCTTATATGTGTCTAGTATCAGTAATGTTATATCAAATTCTCAAAGAGAAATATTCACATTACACTTGACATCTAGAGCGGCGATTACTAATGAGACTTCTAGGGTTGGGGGAAGATATGATCCTGGAAACCCTATTTCTTCATCAGTAGAGACTATATTAAAGGAAAAACTAAAACTTTCTCCTCAGCAGATTAATGTTGAAAAGACTAGTAATAAGTATGGGTTTATTGGCAATATGCGTAAACCATTTACCGTTTTGACATGGTTAGCATCTAAGTCAGTGCCTAATATTTCTGGGGATGCTACTGCTGGATTTTTATTTTATCAAACCCAAAATGGATACAATTTTAAATCTATTGATAAGTTAATTATGCAAAGTCCAGTTGCTGCTTATCTTTATTCAGAAACCGTAGAAGGATTTGATGAGTCTGGAAAAAAGATATCTAATGATTTCAAAATTTTAAAGTATACTACTGAGAAGAATCAGAATCTTATAGAGAAACTAAAATTA